GATACTAGTTGCTGTTGGTATGGTATTATTAATACCACTACAACCAAAGAATTGATTGATACTCTTATCTGAATATGTAATTACATTTCCAGCAGAAATTAAAGTTCCTGTTTGAGGAAAACCAATGGTAGAATCTACAGTTATTACAGATGAACCAGGTTCAACAGTTTTTAAATTTTTTGTATTTGGTGTAATGGTAAATGTACCATTAATCAAATCATCTTCATTATAACCAACAAATAAACCTAGCTTATAATATGTCTGTGCATATCCAACTTTCTGACTTCTTGTAAAGATTTCTACTTCTGAGACAGATGCATTTGTAGCAGAATCTTTTGATCTTATGATTGTTTGACCAACAAGATTATTGGGATTTCCAGAAATTGGTTCAATAATTATAACTTCTCTTCTTAAAAATTCTGCCGAAGATGGTTTTAACAAAAATTGCTCAAGGTCTATTACTTTTGGAGTAACTCCAAATAAAACATTGAAAAGAATTCTGAATGATTCTTCGGTTCCCTTTGCTTCATAAAAAGTTCTAGCTTCTTTTATGAAGTTGCCAACATTCAGATCGGCGACAAAGTCAACATTCTCTAATCCAGGAGTTAGAGAAAACTTTAGTTTTCTATAAAATTCCTTTAAAAATAACGAACTAAGATTTTCAACTCTAGCACCAGAGATATGAGATGCGCTGACGGAAGAAGAGAATTGTAATTCTTGTGGATTGTTTTCTGTTCTATAGGTTGTAATACCACTAAAACCACGAATACAACCAGTAAAAGTATTCGAAGTTAAACCAGTGTATGTAATAATCTCATCATCAATTTTCAAAAGACCATATTGTGATGGAAATCCCTTTGTAGAAGTTACTTCGATTACTTCATCTGTTGATGATAAAGAAGAACTGATAGAAGTAAATCCAACAACTACTTCTGGAGTTAAATTATCTACTTTTAAATATTGATCTAAATTCTCAGAAATATCTACAGGTCCACCCTGATATTCTTGAGAAATATAGTATTGTTTTAAAAAATCAACAGTCTTAGGACTTTCAGATAATATAAACTCAGGTAGTTGATTTTCAATGATTTGCTGAACTTTAACTCTCGTTTCAAAACCCGTTGTGATCATATTATCCTCTTGTTAATTCTCCGTTTGTATAGCTTGAAGTAACCTTAAATCCGACACCAGATATTTGCTCACCTGAAGTAATAGTATCTCTTACCATATTTATTGAACTATTCGAAATATCAAAATTTAAATAGAGATCCTTTAAACCTATTACATCATTTGATTCTGGAAATGCCTGAACTTCAATAATATTGTTTGGTTTTACTGTTGAAGTAATGTTTATTGTCGTTAAATTTATCTCCCCTTTTACATAATCGACAGTTCCTGCTGATTTGACAACTACTACATTTGTATTATTTGCAATATCCTTTCTAACAATTGATACAACACCCGTTAAACCATCGCTATTTGGTGTATCTGTCAAATAAACAGTTTCATTAACACCAGAGATAGTAAATCCAGTGCTCTTAATATTCATACCCTTTTCGTTCACATGGAATTGATTTCCATAACAAAGTTCATATTGTGCAAATTGATTTACTAATGCTTTTAGATTTCTTCTAATTTTAACTCTAGTGATGTTTGATGATACCGCATTATCAATATTATCAATTACACTAAGAACCTTACTATACTTAAATCTTCCGCCAAATTTATTAATATCTTTAGAATCGGAATACGTTTCCAAACCACTTATAATATTTGTTCTTAAATCATTAACATTGGTTACCTTAGATGGATCATAATAAACATAAGATTCTAACTCAACATATAATAACTTAAGTTCAAGTATCTTTTGATTTATACCCGTCAAAGAATAATTTTTAAGTTTGGAAAGAATTTGTTGCTTATCAAAATCTGATATAAATTCACCATTCTTTGGTTTGATAGTAATGAATACAGTTCCAAATTGTGGTGGATCCAACTCTTCACCACCAACTACAGAGACGCTCTCAGTATTTGGATAGATTGACTGAATAATAGTTTCGTAGTCCCTTCCAGTAACCGCTCTGTACTGCGCCGAATACAATCTGGGGGCAAAGTACTTAATAGAGTCGATAGACTCAATGTCGCCCCCGTTAGATGCTGGAGAAACAGTTGTTATAGTTGGAGTGGTTGTTGGTACAACGATTTCATCTGTCGATCCTCTCAAACTACCAGAGAATGAGAATGTGGAAGGACCATTACCTTCTTTTCCATCAGTAACAATATATGTTGCTGTAATGATAGTACCATCTTCAAGTTTCTTACCGAAGATGCCATCACCAAAGAGAAGTTCATACTTTTCATCCTGAACCTCTTGGATCAAATAAGTCTCAGAAGTTGATTTTACATTTAAAATATTGTCAATTCTAGAGTATTCTCTACCTAAACCAGTATCGGATAGACCCTTTACATAAACAACAATAGTTGAACTATCAATGAAAGAGTTATCGAGTAAAAATCTTTGATCAAGTGATCCATCAACAACAAACTGCTTGCTTAAGAAAGTTCCCTGATATACGCTGATTGGTGAAGTTGAAGATCCAAAAGTGGCAACTCCATCGTTTACAGTTGTTGTTATACTTTCTGGAATTGAAAATACATAAGATGTATCATCAACACTTCCTACACACACCAGACCCGCCTGTAACGTTAGTGTGGGACTTAGTGTAGTAGTTTGTACGTTGAAAGAAATAGATGCCTTAGAAGCGGTTCTGGAGCGAGGAATATATCCTATATTTCTTGCAAGTGAGACAACATTTTCACGAAGAGTTGCCGAATCCAAGAAGGATTCATTCACAACCATGTTCGAGTTAAATGCTGTAATATAGGTATTATATGCTAACGTATCAATTAAGACTGAAAAATTAGATCCTTCAAAATCAAAATCCGTGAACGTAGAGTTAGCACGGAGATAATCCTTAATGGATTCTCTGATCTGATCAAAGTCTAAATTGGAAAACTTAGTGAAAGGCATTTTATCTTGTTGCCTCTAATATGAATGTGAACTCCTGGGTTGGAAACTCTTGCCCAACAATATCAAAAATAACGGTCGCTTCGAACTCATTTGTATCAGGACTTGGTACTACCTCAACCTGAACATTCTCAACTCTTGGTTCGAAGTTTTCTATAGTAATCTCAATTTGCCTCTGAATAACAGAAGCAGTACCAAAATCAACAAACTCAAATAGACTTGAACGTACTTCTGATCCTAAAAGAGAGTTAAAAAACCTTTCCGTTGGAATGGTCTCTACTAAATTCCTTACGGATCGTTTGATTGCATTCTCATTTTTAAGAATCGTTAGATCCTTTGTTACCGGATGGGGTTCAAAGGATAAACTAATATCTTTAAATGATCTAGATATCCTTTGAATTGCCATTTTAGCGAGAGTTTTCTTGCCTTTATTTATGCTTAATGCCAGGGATTGCCATATGTTGGCTCAGTTCCATATGACCAATCATCATAATCTTCATCATTGCGAATTTTTTCGTGCAGTTCAGTCTGTTTTTTTAGATCATGTTTAGGTGCAAGATCGTGCATAACCTCTGTGATCACCCTTTTTGATGGTAAATTCTTCATCGAACCATAATCTGATGCGAGTCTATCGGTTCCCCACATCTGATACATGTATTCTTGGTCTCTATCTACTGGTGAGTTAGACATTTTAGCTACTGTTTTAGGACATAAAACAGAACTTTTATGAAGGAGGTTGCTATCTCCTTGATTTTATTTAACGAGCAACTTCTCTGAGCGAGTAATTATCAGAATTTAGGTATTTTAGTATCTCTAAGGCAATTAATTTTGGGTTTCCTGCTCCACAAGTGTACACATCCACTGCTAAACACCCATTTTCTGGCCAAGTATGGCACGAAACATGACTTTCTGCAAGTGCGATTACTACGGTACACCCTTGTGGGATGAAACAATGAGAAAAAACGTTCAAAATTGTCATGTTGGCACGTTCAATGCCTTTAATCATGACATTTTTGAGGTCTTCAATGCTGTTTATAAGATCATAGTCAACATCATACACCTCAAGAAGGAGGTGTTTCCCCATAGAAAAGCGTTCCAATTCAGTTTTCTAACAAAAAACTATTTATTTGATCCAAAAACCCCTTCTATGATAGTCTGGATCACTGACAAACTGATATCCATCACTATTTTTTTCTTCTTGATGATTCCACACTGGTATAGC